GGCTAAAGATTGGCGTAGACATCGCCAGAAGCACCGAGGCTAAACCGGCCGAGGGCACAACCAAGGAGCGTAAATGAGCAAAGACCTTCTAATGTATCTCTCAAAAAAGATACAGGAAGAGATGGGTCAGATTGAGAACGACCTGCCAATGGGTACCGCCAAAGACATCAGCGACTATAAGTATGCGTGTGGCGTCTATCGTGGTCTCATGGTAGCCAACAACATCTTGGCCGAAGCCGCAGAACGGTGGGAGAGCATTGATGAGTGAACTTCTGATCGGTACAAACCCCGACAATCCAGAAGACGCAACGGTATTGCCCGATACCGCAGAACGCAAAGCGAAGCAGTTGCCAGATCCTTCTGGCTACCGAATCCTTTGTGCGATCCCTGAGATTGAAGATACGTTTGAAAGCGGCCTAGTCAAGGCTGAGATCACGATGCAACACGAGGAGTTGCTTACTACCGTGTTGTTTGTGGTCAAGCTCGGGCCTGATTGCTACAAAGACGAAAAGCGGTTTCCAAGTGGTCCGTGGTGCCAAGAGGGCGACTTTGTGTTGGTGCGCCCCCATGCTGGCACTCGGCTCAAGATCCATGGCCGTGAGTTCCGGATTATCAACGACGACTCTGTTGAGGGGGTTGTAGAAGACCCTCGCGGCATCAGTCGCAAATAAGGAGTGATCATGAATACGAAGCCTATCCCTGAGATCAGCGTAGAGATCGAAGAGACGCAGATTGAGATTGAAGACGACACTCCACCCGAAGATCGTGGCCGGGAACCACTGCCTAACGAGATCGTCCAAGAGCTTGAGAAGGATGATCTGGAGGACTACTCGGAAAAGGTTAAGGTTCGTCTCAAGCAGATGAAGAAGGTTTGGCACGACGAGCGCCGAGCCAAAGAAGCAGCGGACCGTGAGCGACAGGAAGCCATTTCGTTTGCACAACGAGTCATGGCCGAGAATCAAAAACTGAAAGAGAGCGTCAACAACTCAACCAAAGAGCGGATTGAGCGCGATCTTCAAAAGGCTCGGCAAGAACACCAAGATGCGTTTGCCGCAGGCGACAGCGAACGGCTGTCTGAAGCCAGCGAGAAACTAGCCTTGGCTCGAGTCCGAATGGAAAGCATTAAAGAGCCAGACTCTTTACAAGAGGACGAAAATAATGTAAATACTCAGCCACAAGTTCCGGCTCCAGATCAAAAAGCGGCATCGTGGCAAGAGCGAAACCGCTGGTTTGGTACAAACCGTCTTATGACGGGTATGGCGCTGGGGCTTCACGAAGAGCTTGTACAGGAACGCGGACCTGCATACGCTCTGACTGATGAGTATTACATGCGCATTGACAAAGCAATGCGTGAGCGGTTTCCCGAGCAGTTTCGGGACGAAACGCAGACCGGGGGCGGCAAGCCTGGTCAGCGCACACCTGTCAACGTAGTAGCTCCGGCTTCGCGTAGCACCGCCCCCAAAAAGGTGATGCTGAAACAAAGCCAAGTCGAGTTGGCTCGAAAACTTGGAATCCCGCCCGAAGCGTATGCTCGGGAGTATGCAAAGCTGATGGAGCGATGAAATGGCAGAAAATAGACTTGCGCGCAGTGTAGAAACCCGAGAGTCATCCATGCGGTTGGAATCGTGGCGCCGTCCAGAGGCGCTGCCGGAACCCGACAAGCAACCTGGCTTTCAGTATCGGTGGATTCGGGTGACGTATCTCAATCGTGCAGACACCAAAAACGTCTCGGCCAAAATGCGAGAAGGATGGGAGCCTGTGCGAATTGAAGAACAGCCCAAGTTCAAGTTCTTCCTTGACCCCGATAGTCGATTCAAAGACAACATCGAGGTCGCTGGATTGTTGCTCTGCAAGATGCCGGAAGAGTTTGTTGAACAACGTAGTGCCTTTTATGCGAAGCACACGAAGGACAACATGACGGCTGTGGACAACAACTTTATGAAGGAAAGCGATCCGAGGATGCCTCTGTTTGCAGAGAAGCAGACCAAGGTGCGCTTTGGCAAAGGCAATTAACTAGGAGTCTCACATGTCTTACCCCTCCGTTGACGGCCCTTACGGGCTTGTTCCGATCAATCTGATCGGCGGTCAGGTGTTTGCCGGTGCAACTCGTCAGATCCCCATTGCATCTGCTTCTGCTACGGCCATCTTTTATGGTGACGTTGTGAAGCTGGAGAGCACTGGTCTTCTGGCGAAAGACACCGGCACTGCAACCGCGACCCCGGTTGGTGTGTTTCTGGGTTGCTCGTACACCGATGCAACGTTCGGCAAGGTCTTCCGGCAGTATTACCCCGGTGCTATTACTGCAAGCGACATTGTTGCGTATGTGCAGGACGATCCGGATGCACTGTTCAAAGTAGCCGTGACGGCCGCTGGAGCCTCGACGATCAGCTTTGTTAATCGCACCGCTGTTGGAAACAACTCGGCGCTGATTCAAGGTACTGGTTCGACGACCACTGGCAATTCGGCTGTCTCAATCAGCGCGACGACTGCGACCACGGCTACCTTGCCCGTTCGCATCATCGACGTTGTACCCGAGACGGCGATTGCTGGCTATCCCGGCTCGTACACGGAAGTGATCGTGAAGTGGAATGCACCTAACGTCACTAGTCAAACTGTCGCAGGCGGGCATCAGTATCTGAACCCGACCGGCGTTTAAGGAGTGACAAATGGCTATTTCACGCGCACAACTACTGAAAGAGCTGCTCCCTGGACTGAACGCCCTGTTCGGCATGGAGTACGCCCGCTATGGCGAAGAGCACAAGGAGATTTTCGATACGGAAAGCTCCGAGCGTTCGTTTGAAGAGGAAACCAAACTGTCTGGGTTCTCCGCCGCTCCGGTGAAGAACGAGGGCAGTGCGATTGCCTACGATAACGGCCAAGAAGCGTGGACGGCTCGCTATACCCACGAGACTATCGCTCTCGGTTTCTCGCTGACGGAAGAGGCCATTGAGGACAACCTCTATGACTCGCTGTCGTCGCGTTACACCAAGGCGCTGGCCCGTGCGATGGCGTACACCAAGCAGACCAAAGCTGCTGCGGTTCTGAATAACGGCTTCAACTCCACCTACAAGGGTGGTGATGGCGTCGAACTGTTCAGCACGCTGCACCCGCTGGTGTCTGGTGGTGTGAACTCCAACGAGCCTTCGACCCCGGCTGATCTGAACGAAACCTCGCTTGAGGCGGCTGTTATTCAGATCGCTGGCTGGACCGATGAGCGTGGACTGCTGATTGCGGCCAAACCCCGCAAGCTGATCGTTCCTCCGTCGCTTCAGTTCGTTGCAACCCGCCTGCTTGAAACCGAGTTGCGTGTTGGTACGACTGACAACGACGTAAACGCTCTGAAGACCAACGGGTCGATTCCCGATGGCTACCGTGTCAACCACTTCTTGACTGACCCGGACGCCTGGTTCCTGACCACCGATGTGCCCAATGGCCTGAAGCACTTTGTGCGGACGGCGATGAGTACCTCGATGGATGGGGACTTTGATACCGGCAACGTTCGGTACAAGGCTCGTGAGAGGTATAGCTTTGGCTGGTCGGACCCCCTTGGGGTCTTTGGCTCGCCTGGCGCTTGAGTACACAGGGATCAGGCAACACAAAAGGGGCTTCGGCCCCTTTTGTTATTTATACGCCTTGCTTGACACTGAAACACAAACCAAGTAAAAGGTTGGAAACTAGGTATTGCTTGCATCGACTGGCCTAGCAGACGTTGTAGAGACGATGCGAGCTTGTGCTACAACACGAGGTCAAAATGAGCGTTCGTCCTTCTACCACGCAGGGCATCTGGCGTTCGGGTGCTGATGCGTCGCGTCAAGCGTATTGCGGTTCCATGGTTATGACGGCCCAGTTCTACATTGCTGATGTAGGCCCGACTTCAACTACCAATGTTAAAGTTTCCTCTGCAACGGGTGCGCCCGATCTCATCCTTCCGGCCAATGCGGTTGTGATGTCGGTTGTGGTGAGCGCAGTCACGGATGCCGCCGGAACCTTCGATCTCGGCTGGGCTACCGTGTCTGGTGATGCCTCTGACACCGACGGGCTTGTTGATGGCTACACCAGTGCTGTGGGAACGATCACGGTTGGTACGGCCACGGTCGCAGGGAATGACTTAGGTCTTGCGATGGACACCACCGAGAACGTGTATATCACTGTGACGGATGGAACGTCTGGTGGTGGCACAGCATCGGGTTACT